TCGTTGAACCACGCACCAGTAAGTTCCAGTGAGTTCAGGTTCGCCACGTCGTCGGCATCATCCAGAGCGCGGAACATGATCTCCGCCTCGACATCGCCGACCTTGAAAAAGTAGGTCTTCGTCGTGCGCATGAACTGCCCGCACGGGCCGGGCGGAAACCAGTCAAGGAACGTCTTGATCGTCGTGTCCTGAAGCTGCCGCGCGGTCTCGCGCACAATGGCCCAGCGTGAGCGCCTGCGGCCAGACGCGTCAGGTTTCTGCATGGATGCGCGGCGGATCACCTCGAATGAGCAGGTGACGCTCTTGCCTGAACCGACTGGCCCCATGAGCACGCGCATCTTGGCATCGCACTCCATGAAGGTTTTACCAGTCTTCGGCGGCGTATAGTTGATCTCGATGGCCATCAGGACTGCGGCGGCTTGCGTAGGCGAGCCTTCTTGCTTTTCTGCTGCAAGATGTCGGATGCAGCCTTCCGCGCTTCGCGGATATCAGCCGTGGTGCTACCCTGACGATCCAAGTTGTAGTTACGAACGCGTTCCGTGTCCTTCTGCTGCTTGGTCTTTTTCTGTTCCTGCAAGCTCTTCATAGTCTGCTCCTTGCGCGCAGCCCGGTTCTTGAACTGCTCGACAAGGTTTCCAGCCCAGCCCCTGCGCTGGTCCTCAACACCGGAGTAATCAGCAGGCATCTTCTTGGTCTTCATCGTAGCCTCCTTAATGCGGCTTGCGCCAACCGTCTTCGTACTCCTCACGCCGGTCATAGGCGTGGTGCACATATGTTATCCCGTCCTTGTCGTAGTCTATCTCCGGGCAGCACCAGCAGTTGCCGTCCCTGTTGAACTCATGGAGGTAGAGATCGTACAGGGGAGCCACGTGGTAGATAGGATCAAGTTCCGTCAAAATCGCCTCCCAAGATAACGATCTGGTAATAGATACCGCGCTTGCGGGAGCGAATAATCTGGGTCTGGTAGCTTATGCTGGCTTCGGCAAGGCCCCGCTCAATTTCGCGGGCTGCCACTGCCGAGTAGACCCGCGCGGAAAGGCGACCGGTCTCGGCGTCCTCGCCAAATGCATCCATCAGGGTGTCAGGCAAGATCATCGACAGCTTCGTCTTGGCTCGGGTCGTGGTCAATTACCACGGTGTCGTCGTATATCGGCTCTTGCTGGCCAAGGTTGATGGTGATCTTGACGCCGCCGCCTGCAGTCGCCTCGACATCGTTCTTGGGCTCCAGCCCGCCCCACTTGACCGTGCTCTTGATAAGATCGGCTTTGACGGCTGCAGAGACATCGGGGCTATGTATGAGCGTCCAGCTCGTGACAAGAAGTTCCTCTGCCTGTGCTCGGGCCTTCATCCGGAAAGTAAGCCCCTTCTCCTGCACTTCGTTCCGGTAGTGTTCCACCTTCTTGATGAACACCGGGTCCTTGGAAAATCCAAGCAGGTCATCTTGGCTGACGCGATGGCGCTGGATGAGTTCTGGGATGGTCTCGCCACTTCCTTCCAGCAGGAGGGCCATGTCGAACGCCAGACGGTCCGACCACTTGGTATAATTGAAAGGGCTCAAGTCCATGCAGGGAAATATGCTGGAAAGTCAGGTGGGTGTCAACGGGCGGACTGGGTACAATCTATAGTTGCAATGGTAAAATGAGGCAGCTAGAGGCCATTATACGCAGGATATTGCACACAGCGGAGCTATAGGCCCCCGACGTATGGTCGAGCCGAAGGCGAGAGCAAAAAACAAACAAACTTTACAGTGTAAAAGACAATAAAAAAGGTGGGGGCTCACGCCCTCCACCCATAAATGATGACCAAACCGATTGCGATGTAGAGTAGATAGAATGCGAGTGTCATGTCAGTACCTTTCTGAGTGATTGGGGCGGCTTGCGCCGCCCCTTGGTTCACTTGTTGACTTGATAGAGGATGTGGCCTTCGTCGGAGGCGATGATCACGGGGCAGGAACGAGCGTCCAGAGCCTTGTGTGAGGCAAGCATGATGGCCTGCGTCCACGTGGTAACGGTCTTGTTCCGAACATAGCCGTGCTTGTCATAGTAAGAGACGATCATTGTGGTTTTCCTTTTGGGGGTTGAGTGGCGGGATTATTCCCGCCACTCGTTAGTGTTACTTACCCAGCTTGAAAGTCTTAGCTGGATTATACATAGATAAATTCCTATTGGTTTACACTTTGTATAATGTAAACCGGGCTAAGCCACTGATATTCCACGAGATGTCTCTTTTATTATTATATTAGCAATCCATACTATCTAAACTATCTACGGTTTTTGAATAGCTACGCGCCTGATTTGCGTGCTTGGAACAAATAGGGAACTATACACCACCCAATACCCCCGTATAATGTACACTTGTATAATGTACACTCATGTAAACATACTCACTTAAATTTGGGGCCACATCATCTCAAAAATCACAGATAGTTTAGATACCCCCGTCCAAGGCCCGGTTTTATTGGCTTTTAGCTATCCATCCAACTATCTATAGCCCCATTTATACACAACGGTAAATAGATAGTTGTGGCATAACAAACACTTAGCATTTCCCACTACCCAATTCCGCATTACACTTTGTACACTTTTCAGAATATATCCCCATCACATCAATTGTTGCCTGCCGTTTTGACACGGCGGCTCGCCCCGTGGTACGCTGGAGGCCCGGCGAGGACCGGACCGAGGATGTATATGTCGCAATGTAAAGTCTGCAAGCTACCAATACTGCCCCTCAAACGGGCTACAATAGCAGACACATGTATAACTTGTGGATCACGCGAAGCTGCCAGTGTAAAGTTTACAGTGGTGCCAATGCATAAGAGCAATTATACAGTGGTAACAAACCGTGCCGATCTGATCGGCATCAACAACAAGGGAAGGATGTAAAGATGTATGCCAAGGTAGAATATACAGATACGTTTAACGATGGCGAGGCCAACTACTCATGGGTAAAGCGCGGCACTATACGTCTTGATGGGTCACTGTCTGATAAGCAGGTGCTTGCACAGGCCAAGAAGCTGATGGGATTGTCTGGCGTTAGGGGTGATGTCACCGATACGGGTGACGTGGTTGGCTTCCGCCCTTATGGCATGAACACGGTCCTGTTCGTCATCTATGACAGCGAGGGAGAGTAAGATGGATAGGGCAGCACGTATCGTTCACAGGGCATCCAATCCCGCTACCAAGCGGGAAGCCATCGTCAGGCATAACCGTGAGTGGGGTGAGTACATCGTCCAGCACATGGAGAACGGTGAGTATCTGCCCAAGGCAGACTACTACACCACAGCGTGGGATGACGCCCACGATACCGCAAACCACTGGCTTAGGGAGACACTGTAATGGGTAAGATCAATGGCGTTACGGCGCATGAGACAACCGTATCAGAGTGCCGCCAATACGTGGAACGTAGGGTTCCCTTCCACACCACCAACAAGCAGTTGTTCGGCTACTGGTGCACCTCCGGCGTCTACGCCGTGTTCAGCTATGGCCAGCACTGGCCGCTGTTCGTCTACGAACCGACCACATCCAAGTGGTTCGCCAATGAGGACAAGTACGGCACCACCACATCCAAGCACTACGGCAAGGCGCATCCCTTCCACGTCACACCTATTCACCTGTCCTGCACTGCAATGAAGAAGCTGGTAGCCGCTGGATACACAGCACTGGCGGAGTGGCGGATCACAGATAACGATATGGAACAGCGTGCCGAGCTACTGGCCGGACTTAGGGGAGAAGCAGCATGAATAGAGCTGAACGCCGACACCGCCGTGAACGCGCAGTGGCTTATGCCAAGCGCAAGCTGCAGCAGTGGAAGATACCCCCCGACAGGGCACCGTACTGGGCAGATAACATGGCTAAGTGCAGTTGCGATATGTGCACTGCACCGCACAAGAAACCAAAATTGTACGCCAATGAGGTCGAAACGGGGTTCTAACCCCGTCTGCTGGTATCGCCAGCACTGATGAGACCACAACAACCAACACAAGGACATATGTTTCAATGCGACCCACACTGCTTAAGAATACCATCAAGTCCCTGTTCCCGGTAAAGCGCACCATTGCCGTGGAGGGTGCACCCGGTGGTGGTAAGACCACCCTCATCCGCGAAGTGGCCAGTGAGCTGGCAGGTGGCACGACACGTCACCACGTGGGCATTGTGGAGGTGTTCAACGACAGGTTCGGCTATGTTGAGAAGCACCTGCCCACCATGCTGGTGGAGGATTTCGGTATCCCTGACCTGTCCGGTGGCAGCTCGTCGTTCGGCTACAAGGTGCCGGATTGGTTCCCTGCAGCGGGTCGGACTGATATCCCCGAGAACGGCATACTGTGCTTCGATGACCGCAATCAGTGCGGTGCTGACCTGCAGAAGGTACTGGCAAACATCTGTCAGGCAAGGAACCTCCATGGTGTCAGGATGAAGGATGGCTGGCAGGTTATCTCCACTGGCAACAGGCAGAAGGACCGTGCTGGTGCTAACAAGGTGCTCAGCCATCTGCGCAATCGTGAGACTGTGATCGAGTTCGAGACACACCTTGACGACTGGACCACATGGGCACTGGATCACGAGGTGTGCCCTGAAGTTGTTTCGTTCATGCGGTTCAAGCCGGACATGCTGCACGCATTTGACCCCAATCGGGACGTTAACCCGTCACCCCGTGCATGGGTCGAGGGTGTGTCAGATATCATCGGACTGGTGCCCAGTGAGGCCGAATACGAGTGCTTCACAGGTGCCGTGGGTGAAGGACCTGCTGCAGAGTTCACTGGATATCTGCGCATCTGGCGGAAGCTGCCTAACCCTGACGCTATCCTGCTTAACCCCATGACTGCGGAAGTGCCCAAGGAACCGGGCACACTGTATGCACTGGCTGGATCACTGGCTCACCGTGCCACTGACGCTAACTTCGAGCGGGTCTGCCAGTACGTGGAACGTATGCCCCCTGAGTTCAGTGTGCTGGCAGTAAGCATGGCAGCACGGCGTGACAGCACTCTGGCCAATACGGCAGCTTTTGCGAAGTGGGCTGTAGCCCATCAGGATGTGCTGTTTTGACAATAGACCGAAACGGGGGAGTAATCCCCCGTCTGCCAGTAAGGCTGGCACTGATGAGGTCACATGAGCCCGTTTTGGAGCATAGCAAAAGTAATTCGCCATACGGAAGGCGATGCATTCGCAGAACTTATCTACAAGGAATGGGTGGATACGGTGGATGACAACGATGCGGAGGGTTACTACGCCTATCAGCATTGGGTGCAGATATACTATCCAGCCGTTTACAAGAAAGCACTGGCATATGCCCGTGTGATGGGTTGGGTATGAGTAAGTTTGGGTTAGCAATGCTGTTCCATAAGTATCTGCGTGAGAACATTACGCATAATCGTTACTCCGGCAGCATGTACCTAGACCGAGTACACCAGCGTATGGCCAAGATGGAGAAACATGAGCCCGGAGAATGGTTCAAGTTCCTTGCATGGGCCGCAGTACAGAAAGCAAGTAGACAACAGGAGAAGTGGAATGAACCTCAATGACCGTGCGCTGCTAGTGCAGCTCAACATATCGCAGTGGACTGCGCGCAAGTATGACAAGCGGGCAACCAAGGAAGTGGCTGATACCCATAACGTCAATGCCGTGGTGGGACGGTACAACAAGTCACTGCTGCCGATGAACGACCTGCTGGATAACGTCCACAAGAAGTCCACGTTGATTCGTCAGGAGTTCTACGACAACACCCTGCCGTGGGGTATGGACGGCACCATGATGCTGCCCACTGCCAACTACCTGTCCTTCATGTCCGACTTCCGCAAGGAACGAGGCGAGTGGGACAGACTGGTGCAGGACTTCATCGACAATTACGACAGCCTCAAACTTGACGCTCAACGGATTCTTGGTAGTCTCTACGACCACTCGGACTACCCGCCAGTGCTTGAGTTGCGGCACAAGTTCCACATGGACATGGCTGTGTTCCCGGTGCCAAGCAGTGACTTCCGAGTGAGCATCGGCAGTGAGGAACTGACACGCATCCAGCAAGACGTTGAGAGACGTGTGAAGGAGGCAGAGCAGGCCGCGCTGAAGGATGTATGGAACAGACTGTACGAACGTGTGAAGCACATGGCTGAGAAGCTGGCCGATCCCAAGGCGATCTTCCGGGACTCCATGCTGGAGAACACTCGGGAAATCTGTGCCCTGCTGCCGAGACTTAACTTCAGCGATGACCCTCACTTGGAAGCCATGCGCCAACAAGTTGAGGCAACCTTGCTCAAGCATCCTGAAGCTCTGCGTAACGACCCCGATCTCAGGCAGGACACTGCTGCTGAGGCTAAGAAAATCATGGATGCAATGGGTGCGTTCATGGGACAACTGGAAGGAGAGACTGATGACAACTGCAACACTGGATATGAAACGGCTGACTACCAAGTTGGCTAAGGCCAAGACATCCCTGATCTTGGAGCATCCCTTCGTGGGTACCATTGCGCTGGGTATGCCCTTCGAGTTTGACGAGAGCATCCCCACTGCGGCAACCAACGGCAAGCGGATCAAGTTCAACCCCGAGTTCGTGGACAAGCTGACCGATGAGGAAGTCAAGTTCCTCGTAGCCCACGAGTGCTTCCATCCCATGCTGGAACACAACTTCCGGCGTGGTGAGCGTACCCCACGGCGCTGGAACCAAGCTGCGGACTACGTGATCAACAAGCTGTTGACCGATGAAAGCATCGGCAAGATGCCCAAGATGGGGCTGCACAACGATGCAATCTACAACGCTGGGCACGGCACCAGTGAGGGTATCTACAACATCCTGCCGGAAGACCACGAGCAAGACCCACTCGATGACTGCGAGGACGGTGACGGTAGCCCTGCCGACCAAGCGCAGCAGCAAGCTGAGTGGAAGGTGAAGGTAGCCCAAGCAGCGCAAGCAGCCAAGATGATGGGCAAGATGTCTGCCAACATGCAACGTCTTGTGGATGATGTGCTGCAACCCAAGGTGGACTGGCGTGAGGTGCTGCAAAAGTTCCTCGTCAAAGCCCGCACCGACCAGCGATCCTTTGCTCGGTTCA